CTCCATGTCGGCGTGGGTAGCTAACGAACTGATTAGAGCTACGATGGAGCCGATAAATGGTGTGGCGTGTTCGTTCATTTAGTTAGGTTCACAAACAGAGTTATCGTCAGGGATGAGTTCCAGCACCTTAGCCTTTACGACTTCGCCAGTGGCTTCGATGACCAGCTTATTGCCAGTCTGAGCAGCAGCACCAAAGGCTTCGCACAGCTTCAAGATTTCGTTGCGAGTGTCGGAGGGACTCATGGAAGTTGAGCTTCGATTTGTGCGATGAGTGCCTGGCGTTCAACATAGGGCAACGCAGCAGCAGCAGTGCCGATTCGCTGAACTGCGATGGCGTAAGCAGTCGCAACATAGCTATCAACTGCCTTCATAGTGACATGGGACAGATATCTTTCTGTTGTGTAAGGTGTAGCGTCTTCTGCAAGTGCAGCGTTAGCGGTTGCTGCGGCGGTAGCCAGCGCGTCAAGCTGCTCCTGATTAAGTGTCAAATTTAGAATCATATTGTTGAGAGTAGGATTTTGTATTCTGTTCCGCCGATTTTAATTCGTGCAGTGTGAGTAGATGCTGTCACAACGTCCACGGATGCGGTTTGCGCAGCAAGATTTACCAGTCCTGTGCCAGCCGTGGTAATGTTGATGTCCACATTATCTGCTCCAGTGCCTGCGGTTTCTGCTGCAAGCGTAACCAATGTTGAGGATGATGCTAAAGATGCGCGAACATAGTTGCTAGCATCGGTATAAGTGCCGTAAACTCGGCTTGTCTGTGCGTTAGTTCCGTTGCGTTGACCGAAGATGTTCGCCGCATCTTGATATAAAGCTACCGCTGGGCCAAGATTACCAGCTGTTGTGTTGATGCCAAGATAACCAATAGAAACAATACCCTCCGCTGGTTGTAAGGTAAGGCAAGCTGAACCTGCTACACGTAATTGCATACCCGATCCTCCTGTGTAAGTCAATTCTAGCGACCTAGTTCCAGCATTGTTGTCAACTCCACAACGGAAGTTAATGACTCCATTATAAACGCCTGCTGCTGATGTGGCTTGAATTGCTCCAGCGGTCGCGTTAGGAACTGTTAGAGCACCCGTGAGAGTGCCTCCAGTGAGAGGGAGTGCGCCTAAATTGGCTAATGCCGCAGCATTAGTGGCCGATGTCATAAAGGTATCAATGTCGGCTGATGTTGTTAGATTTGGCATAAATTAAGGTCGGGTAAAGTAGCTAGTTCCGTCAGGTCGCAGGTAATAGCTGGTTCCGTCAGGACGCAGGTAATCAAACACGCCTGGAGTAACATCAGACGAGAAGATTGATGTTGGCTTAATGTTAAGCGAAAGAGTGATGGCAATCATCAGAGACTACACTGGGAGTTTATAAGCGCGAACTTTGCCAGATGTCAGAGTGAAGGCAGTAATGCCTAGACCGTTGATGAGTGTGGTTCCTGCTGGAATAGCAAAACCAGTCATAGCATCACCAGTCTTGCTGTTTTCGGTGAACACGGAAAAAGTAGCATCAGCTAAAACTTGAATAGCATAGAACTTTCCAGTGACTGCTGTTATTCCAGTTTCAACATCCACTCCATGACAAGCACCTGCTGCTCCTGCGATATTTACGTTGTTTTGCATATTTAGTATGTGAAGACTCTCATTGTTTTGACCTGTCCTTCAGAGCGAAGAACACGATCAACTTGTAACATCTTTGACTGTTCAGCTTCCTCATCTGCTCTAGCAGCAGAATCAAACTGTGACTCAGAGCGAAGGTAATCCGAAAGGATAGCGCGAACAAGATAGTCTGCGGTGAAATACGGGACTTCAACAATCTCCCATCGAGCAGGAGTGTTGACTGGATTACCACCTGAGTTACCAGCAGCAACGCAAGTGTAGAAGTTACCAGATCCGCCTGAAGTCTTGGAAGGCTGATAGCTTCCTGTAAGCGTGCCAGTGTCGAAGTAGATCTGTGCTCCTACGGTGTAATTCAAGCTAGGGTCATACGCTTCACCAAAGAAAGTCACTGGTGGTAAGCGGTATTCAACCCAGACAGGATTGGTAGAACTTAGCATGACAATGCGGGAAGAGTCACCACTATCATCGAGATAGTAACTCACGTTCACTGCTCTGGCAGTCACGCGAGGATTAAGCTGGTAAACATTCAAGATGTCACCATTAGCTTCTGTAATGTTGATGTAAGCAACGGACTCTGCATCTGTCGTTACTGCCATCTCTTCGACACGGACAAGATCAGGCCAAGGTTCTTGTTCCCAGATGTCAGAAATGCGCTGAGTAGCGAAGTCGCGAATCATGCGAAACGTCGAGTCTTGAATCGTCGAACGATCCATTCCGCACAACGTAATTGCACGATACAAGATGTCGCTAAAGTTAGTTGTTCTCACGCGAAGACTTTACGGTATTTTACATTGCGAGTCGAGGGCGAACCAGCATAACCAACATGGATTTCTTTTGTGCCACCGCTATTCACTTTGCAGTAGTCGTTCTTTTCCATGTAGCGTTTCCTGAATGCCTTATCTTTCCAACAGTCGTAGCCTAGCTTCTGACCCCAGAAATGGAACGAGTCTGCATTGACTCGCATTTGCAACTGACCAATGCCGTCAATCGACTTTGCACGGATTTGGTTAATCTGTCCTACGCTCTGCGTTTGAGCCTCAGCCATTACCTTTTGAAAGTTCCATCCTGTTTTGAACTCTTTGAGCATTGCTCCGTGAAGTTCTTCGGGGATTTGTTCGATCATAAGTAATGGCTGAGGATTGTGTTACGCGATGCTTGGTCTGGTATTTACTACTATGACGTAGCAGCAAACTTCCCAAGACCTAGGGGATTTTTGCATATCAAACCTGCTACGGCTTTGATTAACCGTGCGGGTCCGCCACCAGCATCAGGAAGTTCCGTCACCTGTGGGAGATTGGTGTAACGCAGTTCGAGGAGGTCCATATCAAGGACATAACCACGGAAGGCGTTTTGATTGAACAGAGTTGGATGCAAGCGGAGTGAACCGAAGTCACCTTCAAACATATCAACAGAGGAAGTGATAGTCGAGCTAAACGCATCACGTTGAAGTGTGCGAATGCTTGCATAAGAATCAGTTCCCGAAGCAGTAGCAGTGTAAAGCAGATTGCTGAAAGCACGCTTCAGAGTTGGACCAACAACAGTGTCATAGGTCTTCATCTGTCCGGTCTGACCATAGATGCTAGTAAGAACACCTTGAGCGTCAGTTTCAGCGAATGAACCTGTTACAGTGGTGTTGATGCTTGCGGTTGGTGTCAGGTAATTGGTATCAATTGGAGCAACAGTGCCTGCGGCGTTGGCAATCCAAACACCAAGAGCTTTTGTTTTATAAGCAACAGTTCCATTATCAACCACTGCGGCGTTGTCGCTACAGATGGTCAGCTCCATATCCCTTTTGATGGTTTTTATCCCCTTCGCAACCATCCCTGAAAGTTCATCGCGCAGACCAGCAACAATGGAAACGTCCACCGAAAGAGGAGAAACGCGGATTGCACGTTGGAAAACCTGAATGTAGTTAGTCAGTTTTGCACGACCTGCATTGAGATTGTCATAGCCAAGACCACCAGAACCACCAACGGTGACATCTGATCCGTCAAGAGTACCTGTGCTAACGGCAGTTGGCATGTTATCAACCTGCCATTGGAGGAGTGTATTTCCTGGCTTGTTGCCTTTAGGGATCATCGACGTTACAGGAGTATCTTTTGCGTCAACGAGTGAGATGTAATCAGCGAGGTCTTCGCGTTTACCGATCTGATCTTTTTCAAATAGTGCAGCCATAATAGTATTTTCTTGAGTTTGTTAGGTTAAAGGAATCTCTCAGCAATGAGTGCTTTGAGGGCATCCTTATCGTTTGGGTTTTTCCTGAATGCTTCCTCAGTGGAGCGAGCCTTCATTGACTTTGAAGTTTGAACAGGTGCAGATGCTGTCTGCTTCGGATTTGATGGAGCTTTCTTAATAGCAGTTGTTGGCTTGACCTTAGATTCCCGAATCCTTTTACCTTCGATCATGTCTCCAATGGAGAGCTTGAAATCAGGGAACTTTTGGATCTCTGGGAACTCACGAATCAAAGCATTTGCATACTGATACTCGGAGCTTGCACGCTGTTTCCAGAACGGATAATTCTTCTCAGCTTCTACATCGAACTGCTTTCGCGTTTGAATGTAATTCATCTGAGCAGGCAAATGTTCTTCGAGTGCATCAACAGCGTTGAGCTTGATCTTACGGATATCGTCCGCAGAGTATTCAATCTCTTGACCATCTTTGCCAGCTACAACAGCACCATCAGGATTCTCTTCAGCCCACCGTCTAACCTGCCTTGCATTTCGGATCTCCGCATGAACATCAGTATCGCTTTGCAGCTTGAAGTATGGGTTCAATCCTTCGCCAGTTGCTACGATCTCCCTCTCAGGATTAGCAGCGCGTGTCTCTGTATCGGCTAGTTTTTCAGTGAGAGCATTTAGCTTTGCCTCGGCATCCTTCTTCTGAGCGACTAATTTGTCGATCCGCTTTTGGACTCCTTTGGAAAGTTGCTTGTCCTGTTTATCTTCATCGTCAGCTTTAGACTCGTCTGCTTCGTCAGCATTATCGTCTTCAACGTTAGATTCAGTTTCAGATTCCTCTGATTCAGTCTCATCCTCTGCGATTTCCTCGCTAGATTCTGATTCCTCTTCTTCGGCGTCTGTCTCAGTTCCAGCCTGAGTCTGCTGCTCTTCTGGGTCAGCGAAGAGTGTCTGTCTAAGCAGGGAAGTCAGACCTTCAGTGTCTAACGATTTGCTTGGCAACGTGGTTTTGGTAGGTTCACTAACCGTTTCTGGTGATGTAGGCATAAGCAAGAGGTTTAAAGACCGTCTAGAGGTCAGACTAACAAACAGAGCTTGAGAAACTCAGGAACATTCAAATTCTAAACTCACTTTATTCAGCGTCAAGGGTCGCTAAACTCCAACTCAGTCTCAGAACGTGTCGAATAGTCTTCAATAATAGCACGCAGATCAATCAGAGCGGCGACTTGTCCTGCATAATATGCACGGTCTTCACCTTTATTGACCACATCCAGAACTCCAGACAGAGCAGAGTTATGCTCACTCTGGATGACTGCGTAGAGTGCATCCCAGAACGCTTTTGTGCCTAGTTTGAGCGTAAATGCTTCGATGACTTTGATTTCTTCCATATTACATCTGTGGAGGTTGTTGCTGTGCCATCTGATCACCGATTGGAGTAACTCCAGTGCGTCCAATTTGAGCATTCTGCTGCTGCATTACGCTCATCTGCATGTTCTTAACGTAGTTCTGCATCAAAGTCTGGAAGACAGGATCTTGCTGTGCCGCTGCCTGCGCTTTTGGATTCTTGGAGATAATGTCCTGAACGTATTGCATACGGGTTTCAGCAGTAGGGTCGTTCTCTTTATACATCGGCTCGTTGCCTAACATCATCATGCCAATGTCAGACTGCACCTCGCGGAACATCTTCTCAGATGCGCTTGAGTTGTCCATGATCAAGTCACGGGCAGACTCTGGTGCAACCGCTTCGATGATCATCTGGATGAGCTTGTTACGGTTAAGCACTCCACCTGAATCGAGAGGAACGACAAACGATGAGATAGCCTGTAGCTTCTTCGCAACAAGGTCGTTATCCAGAGACTGGATGTTGAAACGCACCATGAAGTCAAAACTACTAGCAATGTCGCTCACGTTGCTAGGAAGCTGGAATCCTGTAATGCGCTGGATCTCTTCAGGTGGCATATATTGCAGGCACAAACTGAACATCTGGTTATAGATCTTAGACCAACTGCAAAGCCAGCGATTAACCAACTGCTGTTGCATGAGTTGCGTCTTGATCGGCACTACTGAAGCGCGGTTTAGACCAAAGTAATTGGCGTGATTATTCTCGACACGTTCAATCAGGTTGAATGCAGTCGTAGGAGCACGGTTAGGAGACTCCAACCAAGAGTAATCATCTGGACGAGTGACAGGAAGCTGAACACCTGGGCCAATCTTGTTGATCTGCCCAATACGCTTCACAACTTTCATCGGTGGCAACGTCTCAAATGCTGTGCGGTCACGAATCGAGTCGTGTTGAGCTTTGATTTCGTCCTGATCGGTGATGGTCAGTTCTGGAATCCCGCGGCTTTCAGTGATCGGACGACGAACAACTTCGCGCCTGAACTCGATAAACGGATACTCACCATGAGCATAGTCTAACAACTCATGTTTGGCATACAAGTCCTGCTCCACAAGCGGAGAGAACACCGTGCAATAAATTGCAGCAATGCCGTCCTTGTCGATCTGGCGTGTGTAAGCGTAGCAGATCTCAATCAGGTTGTCTTGGCGGATGATCGGAGATGCACCCAGAGCAGTGATCGTGTCCAGTGGGTTAGTATACCAAGACTGCTTGCCTGCTGTCTCAACGGCCTGATCAATAAAGCCTTCATCCCACTCTTCTTCTTTAACCTTGGAGCGTAGATCAACCTCGTTCATATAGATGCGACGAAAGATGACACGCGCAGATTGCAAATCCATCGTCTCAGGTGGTAGTGCAATCTCTTCAAATGGCTTGAGAGCAGTGACACAAGGTAGATTCTTGCTGATGTAAGTCTCATACATTTCACCTTCACCAGTCTCACGAAGTTGCTTCACAAACTTCTTGATGTCGCCTAACTTAAAGTCTGGAAGGTTCATCGAAATCAACTGTGCAGCTTGATCTGCTGCTTCAGGATTCATAATCAAGTCAGGAAGCTGAGAGAGTGCTGATTCTGGTCCTGCCTGCTGTGAAAGTGCAGCAATCTCGTCCATGCTGATCTTTTGCAGACGTTTGGAGAACTCTTGATCCCATCCTACATGGTAAATCATCCAGCCGTAGTGCAGACCATACTGTGATCCTAGCTCAACCTCACGGGAGATTTCAGCCCGTAGCTTTTGC